AAGCCCCTCTAAGCGACGAAGAACTAGAAACCATCCTAGACACCATTGAAACCGTAGAAGCCCTCACAGAAGCCCTAGAAGAACTCACCTCCGAACAGGCTGAACAACTCATCGAAGCCATCTTGGAAGAAGAACCAACCCAAGAACAAGCCACAGCCATCGCATCCAGCCCAGCCGCCCTAGCCGTACTCTCATCCGACCAAGCCACCCAAGTCTTTGAAGCATTAGACGTAACCGAATTAGATAACACCCAACTAGAAGACCTAGCCGAAGCCGTCACCGACGCACCAACCGAAGTCAAAGAAGCCTTTGAAGATTCCGTAGACATCTTCTCCGAAGGACTCGGCACCTATGTCCCAGTAGACAGCAAGATTCCTGTGTCCGAACGCCAAACCCTCATCGCTATCGCAGCGGGGGCAACCCTCACAGCAGCATCAACTAGAATGAGGCGATAATGAAACGCCTCACAGACCTACTCAAAGACAACGTGTGGACATACGCCGGAACAGGTCTAGTCCTCATCACCCTGTCAGGCCCAACACTCAGACAGGCCGTACTGGTCACTGGTGTAGCATTAGTGCTACATTCGGCAATCACACTAGGACAGAAAGACTCATAGCAATGGCAAAACTTCAGAACATCCTGTTTCGTATCGGCGCACTATTCGGCTCCTCAGCCCTTGCTGCTATTGCTGGTGGCGCACTCATCGGTGTAGAACTTTGGAAGTCTGCTGCCCTTGCTGGACTCATGGCCTGCGCCCAAGTGATCGAGAAGCTCTTGCGTTTCAGTGTTGACGGATCGTTGACCAAAGAGGAGATCGAGCAAGCCTTCGCAGGTGCAGGCTCGGTCAAAAAGAAGGATGAAGAAGTAGCAGAATAATGGCAAAGGTAGACATATCTAAACTGCCAATTATCCCTGTCAAACTTTGTTCACATCTGAAGAACGCTAAACCTGGTGCGCTTGGCCCTAAACTTCTTCGCCCGATTGAAGGCAAAGGCATCTTGCATCATTGTGCCGCCGACGCATACGAGGCGATGGATGCGGCAGCAAACGCAGAAGGAATTGACCTATCTCCGACATCTCCAGCGGACACATATCGCACGTTGGCGGTACAGGAGTACGGGTTCTACCAGCGATACACCACCGAAGTAGTTAAAGGTGAGAAGCCTCGCGTCTACAAAGGCATCCCTTACTACCTGAAAAAAGGTAACGCGATGATGGCTGTACCAGGAACCTCAAAGCACAACCTCGGAATTGCGGTCGATATTCGTGACTCAACCAATCCGAAACGCTTGCAATGGTTAGCAGCCAACGCTGTGTCGTTTGGGTTCTCATGGGAAGCACTCCCATCTGAGCCGTGGCATTTGCGTTATGTAGCAGGCGACGACACCCCTGAGCGCGTCAAAGCATGGCTCGCAGCAAAGACGGCATGACAGACCTATGGATGCAGGGTGGAGCATTATTCTCGCTGCTGCTGTTACTGGTGCTTTCGGTCTGCTGACCGTCATCGTTTCCCAGTTCCGTAAAGAAAACCGCCGCGACCACGATGTAGTCATGGGCATGTTGAAGTACATAAACAAAGGGATAGTCCGAACCGAAATCAAAGTTGAACAGGTTGACAACAAACTGAAAGACCACCTAGAGTCCAAGCACTAACAAACCGCTAGAGGAAGGTGCTTGTAAATGTCAAAACAGTTGACTACCGTAGACCTCACGTTGATCCGTGACAGTCTTTTGAAAGTAACACCAAGCAGACACGAAGCAGATCAACTGTGGGAAATCATCGAGAAGCTGACCAAACTCATAGAGGGAGCCAGAGTTGAACAAGCCAAAAGAAAATCTCCTAAACGAGATTAAAGATGAACAGGTTGTTCGGGGTGGTATCAGACCGGCACTTATTATCGCTATCGAAAAACTAGGCGATCAGGACAGGGCCGATTTGTTGGATGCTTTACACGATGAAACATATTCTGGTGCCAGCATTTCACGCGCACTTATCAACCGTGGATTCAAGGTAAGCCCAGCCGCAATCAACGCATATCGCAGAGGAGAAATTGTCCATGTCCCTAAAATCTGAGATAGGTGATATGGCTGGCAGTGAGCCAGCAAAAGATCGGCAAGCCTGGGCTGAAGTAACACCTGACGGCGGTGAGCTATCAACAGGCACCCTGAACGCACCACTCGCATTAGAAACCGATTGGTCTTCTGTGCTGATCGGGTTCGGTTTAGACCCGAACGTGTTTCAAATTGTTGACGACACGGTACGCATGTCCAAATGGCAGTCATCAAAACGCCTAGAAAACGGTGATCGAGACTTGATTTGGTTGTACTCATACAAGGCCAGGTTCAAACGCAAAACAGCATCCGTCACAGATTTAGATATAGAAACATTGCGGAACCGTATTGCTAAATGGAAACCAGCAACCCCAACCACCAAACAAAACAGTGGTATCCCCTGCACGTTTGTGTTCAACTGGGCTGACTTACAGTTAGGTAAATCTGCTGGCGGTGGAGTCGAAGCGACAGTAGCCCGCATGACAGCCTCCATTGAAGCAGGTGTGAAACGGATCAAAGAACTACAACGATCAGGTCACAACATTGAAGGGATCGCTTTCACCAACATGGGTGATCCGTTTGAAGGATGCGACGGCAACTATGCGAGCCAGCTGTTCACCGTTGAACTCACTCAACGCCAACAAATCCTGTTAGGGATAGACCTATTCGCTAAAGCAATCATTGCGCTTGCACCACTCACACCGAAACTAGATGTACTTGGGGTGCTATGTAACCACGGTGAATGGATGCGCAGAGGTGGCAAACAGGCCACATCCGATTCAGATAACTCTGGCGGGTTCCTGTTAGATGCCTTGTACCGGATACTTGATGACAAAATACCCAACATTCATTGGACTATTCCACACGATGAAATGGTCACAACGAAAGTGTTATCTGATGTGAAGATAGCGTTCGCTCACGGACACAAAATCACAGGCAAAAAGGTGGACTGGTTTAACGCACAGTCAATCAAGATTCTGCGTGAGGAAGGGCGTGAACCTGACTTGTGGGTGACAGCACACTTCCATCACCTAGAAATCGTGGATCATGGGGCATACACCTCTTTGCAATGCCCATCGCTGGATGGTGGAAGCAAATGGTTCGCTGACGCTAAAGGCGTGTGGTCTACAGCAGGGGTACTCACCTTCTTGGCAGGCCGCCACGACATCCGCAACTATTCCGACATATCAGTTATATAAGAAAGGCAACCGTAATGGCACAAATGAAAGCAATCCAGCACGAACGTGAAATGACACAACTGTTCGTTGTTGAACTAGAAAAAGAAATAGCAGACTTGAAACTTCGTATTGAGGAAATGCGTGGGATGCTTCACGCCTTACAACTAGAAACCCAATGAATATCATCGGTGCAAGACCCTACAAATGTTGTTGCCCTGCGCCGATACCAGCCGACCCTGAATGTGGTGATCGAGGAGTAGAAGACGATGACTAAAACGATTGTTGTTATCACATGGGCAGACACCCATTCCGGTGGCACAGGCTGGACTGCGATCAGCGACATAGACCAAAACGAATACATCATCACATCCTGCGGATACCTGCTGGCGATAGGTGACGGCGGTAAAGAAAACCATGTCACCCTGTACCAGTCACGCTCAGAAGACGACGACCTGGATCACATCCTGCACATCCCTGTAGCAATGGTACGCAACATTAAAGCTGTGGATATCCCCCATTTAGAAAAGACTTGACATTACCGTGTAACACCCCTAACCTACTGTCACCTGCTACGACAAGGAGAAATCATGCAGAGATACACCATCCCAAAACCGCAACACGGAAGCCAAGACTGGTTAAACGCCAGATGGCAAGGCCCCAACGGGAAGCGCGTCACAGCATCCGTAGCTGCCGCAGTACACGGCGAACACCGATTCACCACACCAGCCGACCTAGCCGCAGAACTATTGGCATCAGCACCCCCCGTGCCAAAAGAACAAAACAACGCGATGCGTCGAGGCACAGCCTTTGAGCCGGTCATCATGGCTTTGGCTTCACAAGATTTGAATGTGACCATCACCGAACCACAAGACTTGTATTGCTTTGAGGCTGACGGTGCGCGAATGATGGCAACGATGGATGGCAAAGATTTGTCAGGTCAGTTTTACGAGATTAAAACTAGCAACAAACGCTGGACTGGGGAGCTGCCTCGCTACTGGTATTGGCAAGGGGTACAGCAAGCAATCTGTGCAGACGCACGAGAAATTATTTGGATCATCATGGATTCCACATTGGAACTCCATTACCATACCCAAACCGTTACCTCCGATGAACGTCAACAACACATACAGAAAGTAAGCAAATTCTTGGGGTTCATCGACATGGGTATGATGCCCGAAAACGCTGACCCGACTTACGAGAACGCCGCTACCATCTACCCCGAGGGACACGATAATACTGTTGTCTTGGGCCATGAGATTTACGATAGTTTAGAACGGCTCGCGTTGGCCCGTCACCAGAAAGCGGAAGCGGCAGCTGTTGAGGAACAGATCAAAGGTGAGATCGCAATGCTGTTAGGTGACGCAGAATACGGGTCAGTTGACGGCACCCAGGTGGTGACATGGAAGAACTCGACACGCACCAGTTTTGATGCTAAACAATTTGAGGCAGAACATCCTGCCCTGTACGCCAAGTTTAAGAAAACATCCAAGTTCCGCACTATGCGGATCACAGCAAAGGAGAGCAAGTGAACGAACCGATATATAAATTCAACAAAGACAGACCGTTTGATGATGAAATGTCAGACTTTGAGGCACAATCCGTATTCAACGGAATGGACAATTGGCAGTTGTTGGCTGTAGTCGGTGCGTATCTTTTTGCTGCCACAAAACCCGATGGAAAATTTACTGAAGAACAATTAAACAATGAACTTGTAGGAATTTCCGCCCACGCACTAACACTTAAATGCTTTGCTTGGGTGGATCAAATTGTAGATAAAAAACGAATCAACTCAAGGAGCAACTAATGAGCAACC